CTCTCGTTCCCACTTCACCTATCAAAACTAAAACAAACTATGGGCCAGCACTTCTACTACAAAAAAGGGGATAAGATATGCACTTAAAAAAAGACACTAAAACCGCCCTAATCGACCTGGAGTTGATCGCATACGCCCACGCAGCGAAAGCCGACAAGACCGGAACGGGGTTAAAGAGCCTAGTTGAAATGGCAGAGTTTGCCATAGCCTCCTGTGTCAGCAATTGCCACGCAGAGAAGTATTACTTGGTTGTCTCTGGGCGTCACAACTTTCGCAAGGTCTTATACCCCGACTACAAGGCGGGACGACCGGAAAAACCGCCCCTCTACGTCCCCTTGATGGACGAACTAAAGAAGCTTGAAGCTGGCAAGTGGTGTATGCACGACCAACTGGAAGCTGACGATTTGCTTGGAATCATGCTTACAAACGAGAGGGTCCAGAATCCAATTTGCTGTTCCATTGACAAGGATCTTCTGAGCGTTCCCGGCTACCACTACAATTGGAACAAAGACGACTTCCCCCATCAAGTGACGCAAGAGGAGGCAGACTACAATTGGCTCGTCCAGTTGCTTATGGGGGACAGCACAGACAATATCGCAGGGATGAAGGGGATAGGAGAGAAGAAGGCGGAGAAGCTGATCGAGGACAATGAATACAGCAGCAGTTCCATCCCACAGGTTGCCAAATTTATTTACGAGAAAGAGGATGTTCCTCTTGACGACTACTACAAATGCCTCTACCTCGTTTCAATATGGAGGAAGCCAATGCCGCAGGAACTTCTTGACAACGGACTAATAGCAGAGATAGTGAAGACCATACCAAGCCTTTAACCACAAACCAAAACATAACATGAACATAAAACAAATCATACAGGAAAGGATCGAGGACTTCTCGAAAAAAGAGGAATTGGCACTCAAGGACAAAAACGCCTATCTGGAAAACTACTACTCCGGTAGGGTTCACGAAGGGGAGGCCATCTTGGCTTTCATAGAGATATTGGAGATGGAGCATACCGTCACTTCCGAGGCCACCGAAACCACAACGAAACAAGACTAAATTATGACACAAGAAGAATATGACCAACTATGGGACGAGAACATCCAACTACGGGACGCTTTGGCTGATGCTAGGCTCTTAGCTATGGACGCCGCAAATGCCTTGTCCGTATGCCACGAACTCTTTGGACGCCTGGCCCTGCGTGACGAGCGTAAGGACGAGAGGATCATCAGAAAGGGGTTCACCGCTGCCTTTAGTATGGCAGAACGCCGCCTAGCGAAGATCCTTGAGTTTTCCGAAGATGGCGAGACGTCCAAGGACTCCTTGCAACAAATTTGCGAAGACGAAAAGAAGGCTCAAGCCCTTGAACGGGCGTTGGAGATACAAGCTGAAATGGAGGCAACCGGAAATGACTAGATACAAACACACCTTGGAAATGAACACAACGCAACAGGGCTTTCCTGCTTCAATTGTAGAAGTTCAGTTTGAGCAATCAGACGACCTTGAAGACTTGTTGTTTTATAAAATCCACGCCACGAAACCCTTGTCACCTGAAGACTTGACTTCCTTGGAAGAATGGGTCAAACAAGACAAACAGCATTGGCAAAAGGCCACAAACTAAACCAAACAAAACATGAGAACACTACAAGAAATCAGAGAAATGGAAGAAGAAGCCTACGACAAAGTGGACAACCCTGTCTTTGTGGGCATGACCTACGAAGAGGGAGTCTTAACCGCCCTTGAGTGGGTCCTAGGTGAGCACGAGGAAGACGGCATTTTTGGAATTGAAGAATAACCAAACCACAAACCAAACTAAACTAATATGATTGCAAAGACATCCACATATCCGAAGGGGCCACATCGTAACTTTCCGCAAGATACGATTGTGCAAGCCCTAACCACCGTTGCCGGGACGCTACGTTTCCGCGACACCACGATTGGCGAACTTGAAGACAACCAGGAATACTACGTCCCCTTGGTTGCCGAATCCGAAGAGGGCCAACCACGCTCCGCCGAGCAAGTCCTTGATTGGATGGAAGGCAACAAGATTGAGGTCAATTACATGACATCAGTTGACGGGGAGGAAGAAACATTGGAACTCTACAGGGAGTTTGACCGCAACCCGCTGGTTAAATACCCGTTCAGTAAGGGGGCATTAAAAGAGGCAGTTGAGTTTTGCATGGACAAGGAGGACCAATCAAAATGAAGGATGGAACCTACACAATCGTAATGACCACGTTCTTCTTGCTGGCCTTCCTAGTCTGCGTCTGCCTGTTCTGGGGCAAATAACGAATACATGGCACCACAACTTACGAAAGCGCAACCCCACAGCCCGGACCACGAGGCTGTTGTCCTTGCCTGTTGCCTTTTATCGGAAGATGGCTCCGTCTATGACGAAGTGTCCCAACTCCTGGACCCTGCCGACTTTTTCCTACCACGAAACCAACTCATCTTCGCTGCCCTTGGCAAGCTAGTCTCAGATGGCCTAGAATGCAACGAGATTACGCTACATGACGTTTTGGAGAAGTCCGGGGACTTGGAGACCATCGGGGGACTTGAGGCCATATACGCCATCCAGAGGCGAGCAGAGACAACGGGCCACGCCAAGTATGCCGCCAAGCAGGTTAAGGAGAAGTCTAAGCTTCGTAAGATTATACGCTACGGTAGGGAGGCAATTGAGAAGGCAGAGGCGGCGGAGGAGTCGGACGCCATATCAAGCCACCTTGAAAGCAACCTCCAATCCCTACAAGACGTTGACGATTCCGGGGACGGATCTATCCGCGAAGCTGCCGAAGCCCTGCGCGAAGACTTCAAGGCAATGGTCAATGGAACCTACGAGGTCAAGTCCCTGCCAACCCGCATTGACCAAATCGACGAGAAGTTGAACGCCGGAGGCATTGCGAAAGGGGAGGTCTTGGTTATTGCTGCCCCAACCAGTTGCGGCAAAACCGCCCTAGCCCTTAACATCGTCTTGCAGAACGCTGTCACGCACAACATCCCCGGACTTTACTTCTCCTTTGAGATGCAGTCGAAGTCCCTTGCCAACCGCATGATTCAGACTTGTGCTGCCGTCCCGCTCAACCAACTGAAGGACGGGGTGATGAAGCCAGAGCAGCAGAAGCGGGTGTGGGAGGCTACGGACAAGATGGCGAATGCCCCGATCTACACCAACCACTACGTCCGAAGCGTGGACGATCTACGAGCCAAGGCCAGGATGTATAAGCGCAAGCACAAGATTGAATGGATTGTGATAGACTACCTTCAACTTGTTCCGTGGAACTCTAAGCTCAAGAAGAACGACGGCATTGCCGAAGTGTCGCACCAAATTAAACTCATGGCTATGGAACTGGACATTCCCGTTGTCCTTTTGGCACAGGTAAATCGCGAGGGGGCAAAGCGGGAGACGGGGTTGACCCTCTACGACCTGAAGGATAGTGGTGACATCGAAAACGACGCAGACATTATCCTGCTCCTTTGGCCCGACGGCAAGGACGTTGACGACGCGAGGAAGTATGACGCTGAGAATGGCAACTACGTTTCGTTGCGCTACAACATAGCAAAACAGCGTGAAGGGTCAAGGGACCTAAAGGGCAAATTCGTGTTCAAAAACCATATTGGGCGTTTCATATAGGGCTTGACATTACTCACCCCTTGACATATTATCAACAACATGAACAAAAAACTAATCAAATGGAATGGTGTGGATGTTGTTGTTTTTGAAGACGGGGGCGTTTACGTATGCCCGTTCTATCGGGGCGAACGATTTGTGCCAGGACGCAAGGCGAAGCCAATGAAGCGCAATGGCTACGAAAGGATTTACATTAACGGCAAGACGTTTACGGCACACAGGGTTGTTGCCAAAGCGTTTCTGCCCGACTACTCAGAGGACTTGCAGGTTGACCACATTGATGGTAATCGCTCAAACAACATCCCGTCGAACCTGCGTATGGTCACGAACTCGCGCAACCAAATGGGTCGGGTTAACTACCCACGAGGGAGTTGCAAGTATCGAGGAGTATCTCTATTCAAGCCAAGCGGAAAATATGTAGCTCGCATCTGCAAGGATCAAAAGATTATACACTTAGGATATTTTGACAAAGACATAGACGCAGCCAAGGCGTATAACAAAAAAGCAGTTGAACTTGGATTCTTCAACGAAGCACTAAACGTAATATGAAAACTAAAAACTTAATCTTAGACGCCTGCTGCGGTGGACGGATGTTTTGGTTCGACAAACAAAATGACTACACGACATTCATGGATTGTAGGGAAGTCGCAAAGGGTGCTTTTCCAAACGGCTGGAATCCTAACTGGTGCGTTTCTCCCGACGTAGTTGCCGACTTTAGAGATATGCCATTTGAAGACAACACGTTCAAGATGGTAGTGTTTGACCCGCCACACCTAACAAGCGGAAGCGAAAAAAGTGTTATCAACAAGAAGTATGGACTGCTCAACAAAGAAACATGGAAGCAAGACATCGTGGATGGGTTTGCAGAATGTTGGAGAGTTTTGGAGGTTGGAGGTGTTCTGATATTTAAGTGGAACGAGGCCAACATTAAGGTCAAAGAATTGTTGCGTTCATTCCCAGCCGACCCTCTATTTGGGGACTTTACGGGAAAGACTGGGAAAACAACATGGGTGACGTTTTTGAAGATATAAGGAGATAGGGATCAGAAAGGTAAATTTGTATTCAAGAACTATATCGGAAGGTTTCACTAATGCCCTGCTACGAAATCAAATACCGAAGGAAAGATATGCCGAACGGGTGCAAGACTTTCAAATTTGCCAACGACGAGAAGGCGGCAATGGAATGCTTTGCGACAGGCAGCAAGACCAAGGGCTATAGATTGAAGTTGACAGGGGGAAGAAGTGTCCCCATAGAGGTAGTTGACATTAGAGAGGTTAGGACAAAGTGAGCAAGACACCCAAACCCTTCAACAACGGAACCTGGACCGTCGCCCGTAAGCGCAGCTTCATTATGTCTGCCCTGCGCCGCGCCCAATGGCCCATAAAATACCTCTGCATACGCAACGCCTTCGTCAAGGACGGCATCAATCCCGCCACCGGACGTAAATGCAAGCTACACAAATGCGAGGCTTGTGGTGAGTTGTTCCCCGCCAAGGATATGCGAGCCGACCACATTGATCCTATCATACCCGTAACAGGCTTCGACTCATGGGACGAGGTAATTGACAGACTGTTCTGCGAACTGGACGGCTTCCAAGCCATCTGCGTGGGCTGCCACAAGATCAAGACTGATGCCGAGAACAAGGAGCGCAGGGAGAATAAAAAACGCAAGGGCGCGTAAAAAAAACTTGACTTAAAAATTCTTTACCCACAATATACGAACCATGAAGAACACACGAGCATTAATAGAAAACGGCCTGCACGAACTCCAGAAGGAACCACCGGGCAAGACCAGGGACTACGCCATCAACCTACTTCTCGACTTAATCAACACCATGAAACTAGAATCACAATAACCAATAACCCACAATAGAAAGGATCACACATTGATCGCTACAGATACAGGAACCCGCAAGAAATCAGAACCCATCCCTCCAGGCATGAAGCCAGCCACGTGCTACGCCGCCATTGACCGAGGGACCCACCACGACGAGAAGTTCGACAAAGACAAGCGTGAAATTACCTTGATCTTTGAAGTTCCGTCCGTGCGAATTGACCTTGAGCGTGACGGCCAAACCGTCTCTCTCCCTCGCGCCATCTCCAAAACCTACACGCTCAGTCTCCACGAAAAGGCCAAGCTCCGCAAGGATCTGCAATCGTGGCGTGGACGTTCCTTTACCGCCGAAGAGTTGAAAGGCTTTGAGGTAAAGAACATTATCGGCAAGCCGTGTCTGCTCAACCTCGTAAGTTCGGAGTGTGGCAAATACACAAACATCGAAGGTGTCTCTCCATTGATGGAAGGCATGGAGCCTCCCGCACAGGAGAACCCCTCTACCTACTTCTCCTTTGACGAGTGCGCTGATGGTGTTGAACCTGAATGGCCCGAAGGTATGCCTGACTGGTTGGTTGATATTGCCAAGGAGTCAGACGAATACCGAAGCATCATTGCTTCTGTTGACGCTACTTCCAGCGAGTATGCAACAACTGGTGCAGCACCGGAAGCCACCACAACTGTGGACGAATCGGTCGAAGCTCCTTTCTAGTCCGTCTGTTCCGCTGTGTTATGTTGTCCTGAGCAAGACGCAAAACTGCTCCCAATTTAACTATCAAAAATTATGAAAAAGACAACCACCATCACAGAAGCACTTGCCGAGCTTAAAACGCTCGACAATCGAATCCAATCGGCAGAAACATTCCTGCTCCAATACGGACTTAGGCAAGGCAGCACCATTGACCCACTTTCCGACGAAGGCGGAAGCGAGGTGGTAATCCCGCAGCGTATGCAATCGCTCAAGGATCTACTGGAGCGCAAGGTTGCCATCCGTTCCGCAATCAACGCCAAGAACGCAGAGACTCAGGTTGATGTGTGTGGCGTGGTTCGCAGCGTAGCCGACTGGATTATCTGGCGCAGGGAGACATTCAAGACAGAACTCAACGCCTACAAGAAGTTTCAGAACAAGATTCTGGACGCCCGGAAGCAATGTATCGAAAAGGGTTTTCAGCTTAAGGACGATGGCTCGCAGCCAACGCAGGTCACTGAGGTTGCTTCCTTTATTTCTGAAACAGAGGTTCAGGCCAAGATTGAACAACTCTCAGAGATTGAGTCCACGCTGGACGGCAAACTCTCCCTAATTAACGCTACCACAACGGTAGAGTATTAAGCACAATTTGTGTTCCGTATCGAATAGAGATAAATAGTAGAGCCGAAGCTAAACGGTTAATATAGCACTCACTTGCTAAGTGAACTTGCATTGGTATTGCATACTTATCAACTAAGAAGCTCAAACCTCAAAGCACAAAGGTCATACTACTAACGCTCAAAACACAACGACTAAAGTTAATGAGAAATCCACGACTCAAGGTTGCGCCACTTTACGGCACATCTTTCCCTCGTGGCTGATACACGGACACAACGCTTAACGCTCCCATTTTAACTATGAGCCAACCATTACCTACAGACGCTGCCGAGCGCAAGACCTACCCGATCTACGGGGGGTTCGTCAAATACTTCCCCAACGCCATAGCCGCTGTCGCCCACCTGTCCCATATCGGACAGCAACAGCACCATCCCGACAAGCCCCTGCATTGGGACATGGATAAGTCCACGGATGAACTTGATGCACTAATGCGCCACATGATTGATGAGGATTGGGTTCACGTAGCGTGGAGAAGCATGGCTAACCTTGAACGCAAGCTAACTGGCAAATGCCAATACGAGAACCCAAACCAATCTATCCATGAGCCGCCTAAGAGATAAATACCTACATGTCATTGGCCCACAAGCCAGAATTACAGACAAGTCCGTGTCCGGTAAGATTACAGAAGACGAAGCAGAGAAGCTAATCAACGAAGCCAGGCTACGCCTCGACGACGAGGACTGGCAGGTGATACGAGACTTTGAAGCCCAATGCAAGCGTGACGTGTATTGGGGGACCAAGAAGGGGTTGATTCAACCCAGCAAACCATATACAAACCCTCTCGCAACCCTATAAGAGAAACCCTCTCGCAACCCTATAAGAGAAACCCTCTCGCAACCCCGTAAGACCATGAACCTCGTAACCATAGAACAAATCTGGGCCATTGCAGTTGTGGTGGTCTTTTACGCTGCCGTCATTTTGTGGCATAGCAAGAACAACAACAATAAGCACTAATGAAAATCCTACCAAACGATTTTTCCCGCTGCTCACAACAAGATTGTTGGCTCAAGCATTCCTGCCGACGCTGGTTAGCTTGGAACGAACCAAAGTATCAGGGCAACTCAAATATGGTTTCTGTAACCTCTTTCCCTCCCGTCAAAAAGGGGGAGCAATGCAACCATCAGATAGAACTATGAGTCAAATACTAGAAGCTTACGAACAAGCAGGGCAAAACAAGACCAAGGCGGCAGAACTCCTGGGGATGTCGCGCTCTGCCTACCGCCGCGCTTTCGACAAAGAGGGTAAGAAAATCCCCTACCAATCGGACGATGGACCTGTCTTGGTGATCGGAGATTGCCACGCTCCATGTATGCACAAAGACTACATACCCTTCTTGAAGAAGATGCAGAAGAAGCACGGGTGCAAGCGTGTGGTGCATATCGGGGACTTGGTTGACTGGTCCGCAATCTCCTACCACGAGAAAGATCCACGTATGCCGGGACTCAAGGAAGAATTTGAAGCAGCATGGAAGCAGGTTCGTGAACTACACGCCGCCTTCCCTGAGGTTGACTTCTTAGTTGGCAACCACGACGCCCTGCCATATCGCAAGGCACAGACGATTGGCCTTAGCGAAGATATGTTACGGAGCTTTGAAGACTTCTGGGCATTGGAGGGTTGGACCATCCACCCACGCTTCCACGACCTTATCATTGACGGAGTTGTGTATCGCCACGGCGACAAGTGCAAGGGAGGGCAAATGGCCGCGCACAAGAACAGCGTTGCGGAGTTTAGGTCTTTGGTGCAGGGGCATTTACACGCACAAGCTGGCATTGTTTACCACGCCAACCAGGATGCTTGCGTATTTGGTATGCAGGTTGGGTGCGGCTGCGACCACAAACACCCCGCCATGAACTACGGACGGGTGTATGCCGCCAAGCCCATTGTTGGTTGTGGTGTTGTGTATAGCTCCCGCCTTGCCTTCTTTGAACCCGCCTTCCTATGAAAGTCATAATCAATATACCAACCGACTATTTCGGATCAACAAGAGACGCAATCGACGAAGTTGAACTCACCCTTGCCCCGAACCCCGATTTGGAGGAGATGGTGCAAGCGTTCAAGACTGTTCTCTACGCCCAAACCTACCATTCTGACACAATCGACCGAGCCTTCGGAGAGGACTATGAATAATTACACGACTAACAAATGCCGTAAGAACAGCTACGGCTTGACGGCGTATGGTGCAGGTGTATTATCATCCGCAGATATGGAACTTGTGGACGAAGATGAAGCAACTCAGTAAATTACAGGACAATTGAAATGACAGACGCAGAGAAAATTAAGATGTATGAGGACTTCCTCCACGCCATAAATATGGCTGTAGTTTGTTGCGATAACGAGCGAGTAAAGGAGTTGGTAATGAACGCCGACTCTTGGAGCTATGCTCATCGTTGTGGCGAAGGTATGTCCGATGAGGACAGGCAGGAATGGATAGATGAAAAAACTAGAAATCTTCTTTCATCTAAAGCAAAAAAGAAAGAACAACTATGAACACACCGAACCACATAAGAATTTGGGAATGGACTGACGCTCCCGAAGAACTAAAACAACTATCAACCAATGGTGGCGACGAAGATTGGGTTGCCCTGTTGCCCCCGAAATTCAATGGAAAATGGATTTCGTGGATGGACGAAGGCTCGCCATTTGGTTGCTGTTGTGTTGACGATTATCAACACGCAGAACTGCCGGGTTATACCGTGAGAATAGGGAGCCACGCATGAGTAGCACACCAGAACAACTATACAAGAAGGGGGACGAGGTTACAACGCCAATTGGTGTGCTCCCGGTCTTGGACGTAACCCCTGTATTATGGGGAGATCAAGTCATGGACTGGCTCTACCATTTTGGAGAGGGCTACGAGGAGAAGTTCACGGGCGAGGAGCTAACCAAAAGATGAATCTAGTAAAAACGGCTATTGTCCACGAATTGCTTCAATTGACCCCCATAATGCCGCGAGGATGCCCCACACGGGGCTTTCTTTTTGCCTGAATACCAAAGGTAGGGCCGACCTCGCAACGCCGTGTAGGGCGTTTAAATCGAAAGATTGTAAGCAGGTTTATTTACGCTTCTTGCGCTTCTTTCCTACCGACGACTGGCATATTGCCCAAGCTGACGACTTGGACTTGCCGGACTTACTGACTTTCTTTACGCAACGATCTAGTTTCTTTGGCATAATAAATGTCCTACTCGTTTGGGGCAGTCGAAATGGTTTCATCCCCTTGTGAAAGCTCAGACATAAGACGCTCTGCTTGTAATGCAAACTCCGGGTCTTGCTGTGCTTCTCTTGCGAGGGCCAGCAGCCCCTTTTGGCTTGTAAGCATCGGAACAAGCACCTTGAGAAAGCCCTTCTCTGCCTGTTCGTCGCCAACGTCACGGGTTAAAAGGTTCATAAGCGGAACGAGTTTGTCACTTCCATACGCCCAAGACAACAGGCGGTTTCGAGAGTTACGGAGAACGTCGCCAACAATGTAGAATTGGATTCCTTGACCTGTGGCCGAAAAACGTGGTTGGATACCAGCCGTTTCCCTCGCCCCAAAGGTTGACGCTTCTTTCAGAAGGTCATTTGCCGACAAGATTTCTTTGGTTCTCGTTTCGCCAAGAACCTCTTTCATGTTCTTTTTGATGTTCGGGCCAAGTTTACCTTTGAGCGCATCATCCAAGGCTTGCGGATTCCATAGGTCAAGGTTTTTCTTGCCCACTCTCTGCGCACCCTTGGAGTAGCGACGGAACAGTTGGGCCACAAACTCTTGCTGAAACGCCTTTAGACCTTCCTCATCGCCCTGTGCTCGCAATGCCCCCATAGCCTTCCTAACGTCGTCGGGGGTTGTTGCAATAAAGTTGTCGGCAAAGGTGGCAAAACTTGTTCCAGACATCTTTGGTTCTTCCCATGCTCCGGTTGTTTTGTCCTTAGTTGGAAGCAGCATCTTGATAAGACGCTTGTTTTCGAGGTCACGAGCCTTGGCGAGCTTTTTGTTTCGCTCAAGAATCTTGTTGATGATTTTCTGCCTTGGCTGTGTGCCATAAGCAGAGAACAGTTCATTGATTTCCTCTGGCTTGACGTTGCCCGTTGCGAGTTTCGGGTTGTTCTTTTGCGCTTGCTTCAACGCTTGCTGAAGGTTGCGAAGGCTATCAACCTTGCTCTTATCAAACAACTCCCTGGCAATGTCGGCATCGAAGTTAAAGGTTTGGATGTCAAAATCCTCCACAAGTCCAATCTTGTTCAAATAGGCTTGTTGCAGGTTCTGTCGGAGCATGGCAGCTTCTTGACCACCAGAAGCTTCGGCAATCTGTATAGCCTGTCTAGCGTAGGCGGGGTCTTGGATTGCAAGATTTGTAACCTGAGTCTCAGTAATGGCGGGATCGGCAAGTTGCTCTCGCAATGTCCGTCCAACCGCGCTGCGTTTTGTGGCAAGTAGGTTGTTTTTGTAGAAGTCCAACGTCTGCGCAAGTGCTTGGCCTAGTTGTGGATTTTGTGCCGCAATCTGCGAACGAAGTCCTTGCTCCCCCGACAAGTTATCTAACACTCGCTGCGCAACACGCTCTCGGGTTGAAAAACCAGCCTCCTTATTTCGACTAACCGCATCATTGATGGAGTCAATAATTTCCCTAAACTCATTAAAATCTACTGCGGTCTTGCCCTCAACACCAGCACCCAAGATGTCTCGCCCAAATTGGTCAACAAGTCCCGTAGGTTCGCCAGCCTTTCCTTTCAGCATTTGCTCTAGGTCTTTGGCTATCTTCGCGCTGGAAGGATCGTCGAGTCTTTGGAATTGCGACCTAGCCCTTTGTATGGCGTTGGTGATTGATTTGATTGGAACGTTTACGCCCCCCCCGATTTGACGAAGATTGGTCCAGTTGGCCTCGTTGGCTTCTTCAATTTGCTTGACGCCCGGCGCAATAAGTTCACGAATTTGCCTACCAGTTTCTTCAAAAGAACGCTCTTGCGACACCATATTACGCATCTTGCCGGACAAACTATCCTCAATCTCTTTCGCTGCCGCCCTGTCGATGTCGGCAACGTCGTCAATTAGGGTTCGGTAACGAGAAGCAATCTTCTGCGCCACTTGGCTGAAACTTTCTTCCCCGAATCCTGCCGCCTCGCCAGAGACTTGCTGTTGGAAGATGGCAATTTGTGAGCGCAACGCCTCAAAGTCTTGGGCCACTTTGGACTTCGGGTAAAGGTCGGCAAGTTCAGAAGCTTTGGCAGAACGTAGTTCGGAGCCACGAAGCGCAGGAGGCAACTGTGTTTTCTTGAACTGTATTTTGTTCAAAGCCTCGCTCTTGAGCAAGGTTTCGTAGTTTTGATTAAGTCCTTTGCTGAACTCTGCCGCCATGTTTTTTCCAATACGCCGTGATACAAACTTCCCAAGCCCAGCCGTAGGGAGATCAATGGCAAAGCCTATCCCCGTCTCTATACCTCTACGCTTGGCAATCTCACCAGGCCTAACCTCCTCATCAGAAGCCACCCGTGTGGCCATGTCCTGAACCCCCGAAACCGCCCCATAGCCTGCCGCAGCACCAGCCGCAGTTCCAAGGACGGGGGAGGCTAGAGAGCCAACAATACCGCCAGCAACAGCACCAGCTATCGGAGCAACCTCACCCGCCAAGTCAGCCGTAAAGTCAGCCAAAGATGCCCCCATTTCATCAACCATAGTCATCTTCTTGGTCTTGGGATCACGATAGAACATCTTTGGCTTGCCGCCTATATCCAACATTGACACATTCTCTTTGCCATAGGTGTCTTCCAACTGCTTCATCTTGTCGGCCTCTGTTGGCTGGAAGCTTAGTTTTGTCCGTTCCCATAGCCCCATGCCCGTATCAACGTCCACTTCGTCGGGAGCTACGCCCATTGCCTGTGACGCCAACTTGCGTGTCTTTTCCCTAAACTGCTCCTTCGGTATTTTGTTAAACTGATCGTCAAATTTATAGTCGCCAGTCTGCAACAGTTGAGACGCAGTTTCTTTCGTCTTTGCAAAGATAGAAGACAACGCTTCTTCGGGAGGCGGTTGGTCGCCACGAACGACTACCTCCATGCCCGTGTTTTTATCCCTAATTCTGTATTTAGCCATCTTATTCTCCTACAATGAGTTCAGCTTCGTAATTTTTGTATTCAACCTTTGGTGTAGCACTAGAACCTCCACGTTGGGCAGAACCTTCGCGCATTAGGTCTTGGCGACTTTCAACCATGAATGCTTCATTTGCAGCTTCTGTCCCATAGTCGTTCGCAAAGGCATCGTAAACATTCAACATCGAGTCGTTCCTCATATTAATGTATTCGTTAAGATTGTCTCGGAACTGATCGGAACTTTGGCCTGTCTTTAGGTTCCCCACCGCAGCCTCCAATAGCGCAAGTTCACGTTCAGAGACTTGACCAAGTGCGCCACCAGTCTTGGACGCTTCACGCATCTTACGCAAAGTTTCAAACGCTGCGTCAGCTTGCAATGTCTCAACGGTGGATTTCTGGTCATATGCCTTTGTGCCAGGGATGATTCCCAGCAAAGCTCCGGTTGCCCCCGTTGTGGTAAAGCCAATGTTCTTACCAGCGCGTTGTGCCTTATCCATGACGTTCTTGTGCTGACGCAGCATATCGCGAGCGGCATACTTGGCGGCATCTTCTGATCGCTGTGCTGCTTCTTGTTCAGTCAAACTTTCTTTTGCTTGCTCATAATTGAACTTACCAACATCAAAGTTAAACTTGTCTTGAGCTAGTTTTTGATCAAACGTCAAGCCTTGAGGTTCGGCTAATTTGCCTGTCATTAGATCAACCCCTTGCGACTCAAGTTGTTTGCCTAGTGTGCTTGACGCAAACTGCGACAGACGCTTGTTTTCTTTGTCGCTTCTTTGGCGAGGATCTTTCATCTGAATTTGACGGACATCGCTAGGGACGTTACCGGAAGTCTGTGCGGCAAAAAACTCGCTTGGCTGTCCTATACGTGCTTCACGCTCTGCCGCCTTTTGCTCGTAGGCACTTCTGTCTGCACCAGGCGTAATCATGCGGCCTTGTGGGTCGGTTTGTAGTCCTGCGCGTGTAATCCCTTTACTTGGGTCTGTGCCGCCAGCAAGGAACTCGGAGAGGGGCATACCACCGGGGGAGGTTAAGCCTTGTTGAGGAGTCTGCGGTTGCTGCGGTGCTGTCATGCCCTGCAAGCCCTCGGCTACCTGTCGAGAACCACCCGCCATTTCAATTCCAGCAGCAAGGGGGTTGGTATATCCACCTTGGAAAGCAAATTGCCGATTTGGGTCGTAGGATGGTTGAGTTGTTGTTGCCACAGGGGTCTGTGGACTTGCTGGAGGCTCCTGTGTGGTCGCTGAAGGCGTTTGTGCGGGTTGCGAGGGGGTAGGGCTACCCTGTGTGGTCGGAGCCGCAGGGAACTTACCGCTACTCATTTCCGAATAGGCCGCAGCGGGTTTTAAGAATTGCTCCATTGTTGCCTCTCTTTTTTGTCTTGCGCCTTCTGCGTCAAATGAACCAGCAGCCGAAATGCCGCCAAACGGGGAGTAGGATTGTGGCCCCGCCTGTTGTGGCGCAGAAAAAGGGTAGGCTTGTGTGCCATCTTGTCGTCCCGTTCCACCAAAGTCAACGGCTGGCATATTGGCGAGGCGTTGGTTTGCCTCTGCTTCCAGTTCAGAAAATTGCGGAAGGGTTTGACGTTGCAAAAGCTCTTGTTCTCTTTGTGAATTAGGAGATGGGATTTGCAAACCTTGTTCAGCCGCAAATGTTCGACTATTCAAAAAAGGATCATTAGTTGCGCCATCAAGTCTCATCCTAAAGCCTCCTGGATTTACCATAGACGGGACGTTCTGTGCCTGTGGCGACACATCGGGGGCTTGTGGCATTGCTGGCGGTTGGGTTGCCATATTAACCCCTTCCTCCAAAAGCGTTGGCGCATTAGGGTTGTTTCGGTTCTTGGAGAAGTTCTTAAAAGCTTCCATGAGTTGCGGTGATGTAGCCATAATTTAGGTTCCTTTCTTAAATGTCAAATCGTGTTATTATTTGCTTGACACGTTTTGCTATAGGTCGTTAAAATCATCTAGTCGTAAGGCAAAAAGCTACGCTGCGCTTCGCTTTTTTCTTTTCGTCTTTCTCGTTGAGGTTTAGGGAAAAGCTTTACTTTCTCCCACTCAAGGTCTGGAAGTTTTGCAAAATCGCAAACTCCGTCTTGTGTGTGGCTATTGAAGCATGGTTGCAATTCGGCAATCAAAATTGCTTCGGCAATATGCATGGAAAGTTTTGAGGAAAATTTACATACTCTTAATTCGTCCGCGAAATCGTAAAACTCAGAAGAAGCTCGATGCTGCGACATTCTTCCATAAAAATCATAAGTTTGTCCGCAGTATATAACTTTACCATTTTTCAAAAATTGATAAACAATGTTGCCTTTTATTAGCCACTCTGACGCATTTCGGTTACCCTTGGTTTTCCCCTTGTTGCGAAATGCTTTGTCGTATTCCAATTGTTCTTTTCTTTTGCAACACTTACACCTCGCGTTGCGCCCAAACCGACCACTTGGTTGTTTGTAAAACTCATCATAAGTTTTCACTTCTCCACATGATGTGCAGCGTTTGATGTGTTTTAAATTTCCGATAAGTTTCATTGTTTGAATTTACTTTATTGGCTATTTTCAGTCAAAGTTCTTTTTTATTTTGTGCAGTTACGGATAGGTGTAGAAGTTAAAGTCAAGTGTTGCGCCAATGACAGTTTCGCCA